TCAGCAGCCCTACGCTGCCTGTTAATCTCACCAAGATTAGACAAACGAGTAGCTACCCTAGCTCTTTTCTCTGCCTGCTCAGGAAGATCAGCGCCTTTTCTTTTTCTAATTTGTACATTGGGATTGCTCTTGGCAATTTTCTTAGCTTTTTTCCCGGCTGTGTCAGCTCGCAAAGCTGCCATTTGGGATTTGGTCATGCCCTTGTATGGGTTTGATGACTTCGTACCAGCGGCAGTTGGCATCTTAATGCTTTGTCCAACCCTGATCATATTTGCATTTTTGATTCCGGGGTTAGCTGCCATCAAAGACTTTAGGGTAACACCCCTAGACTTAGCAATCTGAGACAGGGTATCACCAGACTTGACCTTTACAGCCCCGCCCTTAGCCATTCCTTTGGATTTCATCATGCCGCCCTTGGCATAACCCTTCTTCTTCATCATGCCGCCGCCCTTCATCTTGCCTTTGCCATCCGCAGCAAAGAACGGGACTTTCTTACCATCCTTTTCGACCATCTTGAGCTTACCGCCTGCGGCCATGCCCTTCTTCTTCATAGCACCGCCCATGGCGTATCCCTTTTTCTTCATGGCCCCACCTGATTTAGCAGATTGCTGTCGCGGCATGACCCTATCCATTTGCTTTTCAAGAATAGATCTAGTCTTTCTCTTGGCTGCTGGTGCTTTTTTCTTCATAGATTTACGGGTAAAATTCTTTGGCCCGCCTTTTTTTGCTACAATTTTAACTGGCATTTTAGCCTCCTGCGTAGAATGTATTGTATGGCACAAACTTGATTGATGATGAGTCTGTGTCTTCGTTTGCTGCTAGTTCAAACTGAAACTCATACTCTTGTTTAAGCGGTGCCACACGGCCCGCCACTTCAGGCTTCTTCATTGCAATGTAGTAAGCCAACCCAGCCGCAAGACAAGGAACAAACCTTGGCGGCATATCTGCTGTAGTTCCGATACCAGAAGAAACTCCTGATATACCCTTCAATCTATAATAAAAAAGTGTGTAGATGCTAACATCAGGAACGGGCCACAGAGTGGCTGTAACTGAAGTTGCCTGTCTATCTACATAAATCTGTGTTGGCCTGCCCTGAGTGTTCTTAGAGCTTTGCTTTGCATACGTTGAAACACTTACGCGAGTCACATTTGTATCTGTTTGATTTGTACCAGTGCCTGTTCTAATTTGATGCTCTATCAGGTCTATTGTATCAGTAGGCATGGTATACGTTGCTGTGCCAGCAGTAAGAGCTTGTGTGCCTGACTCTATCGTCCAAAGATTAAGACCCCGATTCTGCCATTCTAATGTTAACAGATTAAGGCTTCTCCTAGCTGTTTTGAGATCGTAACCAGTAGTCATCTGAAGGCCAGCCCTCTCAAAAGCCTCTTCAAATATCTCAGGAAGATCTGGCGTTACTACTGACATTACTTAACCTTTCTGTGACCTCTGGTCTTCGCAGCTATCTTTTTAGGCTGCTTGGAAAACTGCTTACCGGCTTTAGTAGCTTTCCTTTTGGCTCTTGTGGTCGCCGCATACTCTTTCGATGAGAGCGACTTAATAGCTGAAGACGGTAGATATCTTTCCCCGGTTGCTTTTGGACCCTGCGTGGACGGTTTGCCACTTTTGGTTCTCCATTTCTGCTTTGTCCAAGACTTTAGACTTCTTTGAGATTTCTTTAGAGCCATACTACTCTCTCGACTTTCTAATAGCATCTAGAGTTTCTCTAACAGTGGGAGGCTTTTTCTTATTAGGTTTATATTTGCACTGCATCTCTCTAGGGTAATATTCTGTTGGGTCTAGCCAAATACTGTCTACTGTGTTGTTAGCACCATAGTATATGCAAACTCTCTTTTCGTCTATAATGTCACATCCCTTGAGACGGCAGATCACATACTCTGGGTTTGTTTCTGCTTTAGCAACAGTCCCTTTTAAGAACATAACAAAACCAACAAGAACTCCTATCCCAACAAAAAACATCAACACCCATGCTACAATTTCAACAAACTTACGTCTTCGTTGCCTCTGAAGATACAAAGTTTCTTGCCGTTGTTTTCTGATTTTACCTTCCATAGATATTAGCTCGTCCCACTTTGACTTGCCGTACATCATGCCTATGAAATTTTTTAAATCGGTTCGTTGCTGCTCTGCGTTTCGCTTGGCGGCAAATGCCTCCATAGCCTCCTGTTCAACCGATTTTCCAGCAAAGAGCTTCTTGAATATTGGGGGGTTTTTAGCCTCTTTTTCCAGCATATCTAGGTCGCTCAAAGCGCCCATCCAACGCCCTAGATCGCTTGCCATAGATTCGATGTCACGGCCTATACTTATGCCTTTTTTAACAGCATTAAATGCTGCTGTAGCAGTAGCCATGACGGTGACCGGGTCCATCAGTAAATCCTTACATTCTCATCTACCATCCTAGGCAGACAATATGACGTTATGTTTTCTCCCTGTTTATGTAACTTTTGCGCGAAATAAACACATTCGTTTAAATCCGCGAAGTGCATATCATTGCTAACGAGCTTCTTGTCCTCCCCAACGCCCAAGAAAACGAAGAGGAGAAAAGCATGCTTCATAGCTAGTCTTTGTAACCTCCTCCTGCCTTTTTATAGGCAGACGCAAGCATTTGAGCCTTTCTCGCTGACCACTGACCCGGAGAGCCGCCCTTTCCGCCAGCCTTGATCCTGTTAAAGATCCGCTTACGCATTCCCGGTTTGGTGTAATTGCCAGCTTTATTGACGGTAGATTTTGTTTTTCCACCACCACTCATAGCTATGGGTTTTTTGCTCTTGTTTTTACAGAGCATTTTTGCTGCTTTCATTAGAAACTCCTATGCTCTCCTGTTCAACTTTCTTGCAGTGCTGGTTCTTTTGAAAGACCTGTTTTTAGACGCTGGAACAGCTTTCAAATTTGACTTTCTGTTGTCTCTAGGATTCCCATTTCTATGAGCAACATCTCTACCGTCACCCTTCTTAACCTTCCCAGCAGCAATCATCTTACGCCTTGCTGCATTTCTACCAGCCCTACTATTCTTCTGAGTAGTTTTTGACTGGTAGTTTCTGTACTCAGATCTGTAATTGCGCTTACCGCTGGGTGCCACGAGTCTTTCCTCTTGTAGCCAAACCATCAATAGAGCGAGTGCGCTTTGACTTAACTACCTGACCACCGCCAGCCATTCTATCTGCGCCAGTCATGCCCTCTGCTTTCATGGCTTCAGACCCTGTTTTCCTCTTTTGTTTTTTTGCTTCGGAAGCAAGCAGACCAAGAATACCCCCCATGCCACCAGTTTTACGAGCAGCCCTGCCAATCGGGCCTTTGCCTTTGGCAATACTGTAAGCAGGAGAAAATGTTTCTAAGAAGCCACCGATGTTCTTTTTACGCACATTTTTCATGCCAAGAAGTTTTTGAGTAACTTTTGGAATTGGTTTTACGGTTTTGATTTTGTCTTTCTTTTTGGTTCTATAAGTAGGCATCCTATTCCCCTTTAGCTGCTGTTGCATGGAAGCTCGCGATATTGCCATCGTAATTCCTTCCTGTGAACTCTTCCCACATTGGCCTCAACATGTTGTGAAGCTCATCAATCTTCTGACTATTGTCATCAATCTTTATAGACATGACAGCAACGCTCTTATCCACACCTATGAGAGTGGACGATATCCAAGTCACCCCTGTGGCGCATATGCCCACAAAGGACACAAACAAAGTTCCAGCTACGAATTTAGAACTCAACATTTCCATCTCTTCCTAGCCTGACGTAGTCTGCTATTTGGATTCTTTGCTGCTTTGGGGAACTGTTTCATCTGACCAGCAGAACGAGCGCAGAAAGATTTCCTGCGCTTCGCTGCTTTGCTTCCGGGTTTTACCTTGCCTGTAACCGCTGTCTTGAGCTTGCTGCCGGGGTTTTTACGCCTGTAAGCAGCAACGCCAGCCTTTGTCATGCCAGCGCCTGACTTAGTAGGACGGAAGTTCTTCTTGTTTCTGGGGGGCATCTTAGCCTTACGCTCTGCCATGATAACCCCTAAGAGAGAAACACCGTCACACTAGAACAGTTTGTCAGATCTAAATACACATCCGTATTGAACAGTATTCCGTTATCAGGAATGTTTACAGAGAATGTGCTTCCAGTGCCAAAAGCAAGATCAAGCATGGTTGTGCCTCCAGAGCCGCCATCTTTCAGAACGACTTGAGGACTCCCTGATCCTGCTGTTACCACTTGGATCTGACGCACCCTAGCGCGACCATTAAACACAGTCGCGTCAGCGGTTTTTGTTACTGCGAATACATCAGACATCGCCATTACAGCCTCCTATATTAGCTGTCAGCGAAAGGTGTAGCCTCAGTACCAGTGCCTACGAGCATAGCCTGAACAAGATACACGTTGTCTTTTACAGCAGTAATCTCAACGTAAGATCCCTTGTCTCCGCCTGTTGTTCCACCATTCAATGAAATAACATCGTTTGCCGCAGCAGGCACAAAGCTAGAATTTGTTCCATCTGCTACGTTGATTACCGTTGCAGAGCCTACAAACTTGTCTGTTCCGTCTGTCTTGATGTCACAGTCGCTACAATCAGTTTCGATATAAAACCGATAAACAGCACCAAAGTGGTTGTTTACACTAGGATCATCATCTCCAGCACTTGCTCCTTTGGAGCCTGATGCAATGGTTGGAAGAGTGATAGCACCGTCAGCATCGTTGACAGTGATCAATCGTCCAGCATGATCTGCGAAGGTGAGTGTTGTCTCTGCGGTAATGTCAATTACCGAATCCGGCCCTGCGGTTATAAAACCACGGCGAGAGCGTACCGGACCTGAAAAGGTTGTATTAGCCATGAGGAACTCCTTGTCTTGGCCAGTGTCAGCATTATGCTGTCAAGGTTCTCAATCAGTATACACAAAAAAGGGCGGTGTGAAACCGCCCTTCTTGTTTTTTTGCATAAAAGTTACCTGTAACTTTTAAATGCCTGTATCAGCCCCCTGCGGAGCCGAACATACCGAGTGGATCGGAAACACCGAAGCTGTAACGCTCACGGGCCTTATACCGAACATTACCAGTGTCGAAGTCACCATCCATTGATGTCGCCATTGGCGTCCTTACAAAGTGCTTCATTCCATTTGGAACGTCAGTAGTAAGGAAGAACGCATCAGCGTCAGTCAGATAGTGATTAACACGATAACCCTCTGGGATAGAACCATTAGAGCGAATAGCGTTCAGATCGTTATCGGCTGTGCCGACACGCAGATCTGTTTCAAGCAAACGAGTTGCAACAAACATCAATCCGGGCGGTACAATCAACTTACGAGGACGGGCTGCAATCAGAAGGCCGCGCTCATCTACATAAGCTGCGATCTTGATTACTGCGTCTTCAAGTGATGTCTCGTTCAGATCAACATCTGTTGTAGGACGGTTTGCATTGTTTCCACCAGCTACAGTCGGGTGTGCAGTGCTAAACAGAGTTACACCATCTCCAGAATTGAAGGTGGTAAAGCCATTGTTCAACAAGGCAGCAGCCTTGACTTGCTTGGTGTACGCCATAGCCCTTGCAAGAGCCTTGGTGTAACGAGCCGAAAGAGCATCGTACAGGTTATCTTCCATGGCCTCTTCGGTCACAGAAAATCCCATTGCAACCGTTTCGTGGTTGTAACGAGCAGTGTACGACTCTTGCGCGGAATCGAAGCTGATAGCCGAACCTTCAGGCTTAACTGGCGCTGCGCCAAAGCCTGACAGTTTAACTTCCTCT